CGCAGGCCACGCTCAGGGCTAAACGCTTTGCCATGTGGCAGGCTGTGTTCAAGGCGCTGGGGTGGGACAAGGTATCGACCGATCGCATCTATCGCCACCGCGGACAGTCCAACGTCGTTGTCTATGAGGCCCTGTGTCGCATTGAGAAGGAAGGGTTGGTCAAGCGAGATGGCACCGAGCGCAGCGCCGGCAGTCGGCAGCGCATCCTCTGGACATGGATTGGAGAACGAGCATGATCATCGACGACGAGGACATCGCCTACGGGCGGCAGCAACAGCGCAAGCTGGATGAAGAGTTTGTTGTGGTCATTACCCCGCAAGACACCACGTTCGATCAGCTTTCCATCCCGGTTGATGCCGAAGACACTAAGTTGATTCAGGGTGAAATCGGGAGGTCCAGAAGTGACACCGATTGAAACTGCTTATGATCAAAAATGCAGAGATGCGCAGACTCTATAGAGCGGTTTGCAGCAGTAACTTGCAATCTCATAAAATATATGCTAATCTTAGCAAATACCGGTCCATGAACCTGAAGAACAACGCGGCAAGCTCTGCCGTGTCAGCCTGTGGAGAGGAAGGCTCTGGTCACAGCATCACCGTGACGAAACCGTCCTCTGTGAAGCAGGAAATAGCAGGTTTGCGCAGAGATGCGCAGACTCTATAGAGCGGTATGAACTACCGCAAGCCCGGACTCACCCGTTTGCTGGAGATGATCCTGCGGAAGCAGATGCGTCGGTTGGTTATCACCCACAAGGATCGCTTGCTCCGCTTCGGCTCTGAGTTGGTGTTTGCCCTGTGCGCCCATCAGCAGATTGAAATCGTCATCATCCACAAAGGCGAGCAGCCAACCTTCGAGGAAGAGCTTGCCAAGGATGTTCTGGAAATCATCACGGTCTTTTCGGCTCGCCTGTACGGCAGTCGTAGCAAGAAGAACCGTGACCTCATCGAAGCCATGAAGAAAGCAGCCGAGTCCTAAACATGCACCGCGTCCATAAAATCAAGCTCGACCCCACTCAGGAACAGGCAATCTACTTTGCTCGGGCCTGCGGCGTGGCGCGCTTCGCTTTTAATTGGGCGCTGGCGGCATGGAAGGAGGAGTACGAGGCTGGCGGCAAACCCAACGAAGCCGCCCTGCGTAAGCGGTTGAACGCCATCAAGGCAGAGCAGTTTCCGTGGATGGCCGAGGTCACCAAGGTCGCGCCGCAGAACGCCATCAAGAACGTCGGCGTCGCCTTCCAGAACTTCTTCCGTCGCGTCAAGCAAGGCGGCAAGCCCGGGTATCCACGGTTCAAGCGCCGTGGCGTGCATGACTCGTTCCGCGCTGACAACGGGCCGGCCAACACCACGAGCCATGCTGTCGAGTGTGTCGGCAGGACCATCAAGCTACCGCGCTGCGGCGTGGTCAAGATGCGCGAGCAGTTGAGGTTCAGTGGCCGCACGCTGGCTGCAACGGTAAGCAAGCAAGCCGATGGCTGGTATGTGGCCATCCTTGTGGATACCACCGACTGCCTGTCCGGCCCGCTTGATCGTGGCACCGTCGGTGTCGATCTTGGCATCAAGGAACTCGCAACACTCAGCACCGGAGAAGTGATCCCGGCGCTGAAGCCGCACCGCGCCGCCCATCAGCGACTGGTGCGTCTGTCCCGCAGTCTCAGTCGTAAGCAGAAGGGCAGCAGCAACCGAGCCAAAGCGAAAACCAAGCTGGCCAAGTTGCATCAGCGCATCGGCAACATCAGGATTGATGCGCTGCACAAGCTGACCCACAAGCTCGCGACCGAGTTCGACACCATCGCCATCGAAGACTTGAACGTCGCCGGCATGCTCAGGAACCGCTGTTTGGCACGCTCCATTGCCGACGCAGGTTTCGCTGAGTTCCGCAGGCAACTGACATACAAAGCAGCGATGACCGGCGCTACAGTTCATGTGGTGGATCGCTTCTTCCCGAGCAGCAAGACCTGCCACTCGTGCGGAACGATCCACCCGATGAAGCTGAGCGACCGCGTAATGGTGTGCGACTGCGGCAACATCATGGATCGCGACCTCAACGCGGCCATGAACCTGAAGAACAACGCGGCAAGCTCTGCCGTGTCAGCCTGTGGAGAGGAAGGCTCTGGTCACAGCATCACCGTGACGAAACCGTCCTCTGTGAAGCAGGAAATAGCAGGTTTGTGCAGAGATGCACAGACTCTATAGAGCGGCAACCCTACGTGGTTGAGCGCGCCGTGCTCTTCGTCAATGCGCTCTTCGACACCCTGCCGCCAGCCGGCTACACCGATGGCACCACGATCGTTGAAGACCAATGGATGCTGGACGGCTCAGAACCGTTTTGGAAAAAACCAGATGCTACCTACTGACACCTACCACATCCTGATTCATGGTCTGGCCACCGACGGTGACTGGTGCTTCGTCAATTTCTCCACCATCCCCGGTGGCGAGCGCGAGCGCATCCGCTTGTTCGACAATCAGGTGACCCAACTCATCATCGCCACCATGCACCAGAAGCTGCCCCGCAACCTGAAGGGTGGGCAGGTCAGGGCGCGCATCACCCTTCACCCCACCTTCGGCAATCGCATGAGCCACATCGAGCCGCTTCACCCGGACCAGTTGGTCAAAGTCGAGTCGGATGTTGAACTCGAGCGGCCCGTGCAATACTGCGAGTTCGGCGACCTGTGAAGCTACGAGCCTATCAAGAGCGCTGCGTTGATCTGACCATCGCCGCGCTCGACCGCAACGACACGGCGGCGCCGATCGTCTCGGCCGCCACCGGCTCGGGCAAGAGCGTCATCGTCTCGGCGTTGGCTGACGAACTGCTGGCCCGCAACCGCCAAGCCGGCCGGGTGCTGGTCGCTACGCATCGGGCCGAGCTTGTCGCCCAGAACCACGACAAGCTGCCCAAGCACTTGCGCGGTTCGATCTTCTCGGCCAGCCTCGGGCGCAAGGAAATGGCGGGCGACGTGATCTTCGCCAACATCCAGTCGATTCAGAAGCATTGGCACAAGCTGCCGCGCGTGCAGGCCCTGTTGATTGACGAGTGCCACGTCGCCGCCAAGGGCTACCACGAGTTCATCGAGAACGTGCGGCGCGTCTCGCCGGAGATGCGGGTCGTTGGGCTGACGGCCACCCCCTTCAACGGCGCCGGCATCTGGCTGCACATGCTCGAGCACCACCGCATCTTCAGCGGCATCTCGGCAGAGGTCGGCATCGGGGAACTGCTGGCGCAAGGCTACCTGTCACCGCTGACCCCGTACCGAGCCGACACCCGGCTCAGCGCCGAAGGCGTGAAGGTCGATGCCAAGACCGGCGACTTTGCCCAGAACCAACTGCAAGCCGCGGTCGATGTGCCGGAACTGGTGCAGCGGTGCGCCGACGAAATCCGCACCATCTTCCTCGGGCGCAGCAGCGTGATCGTGTTCTGCGCCGGCGTCGAGCACACCCGACACGTCGCCGCCGCGCTCGGCCCCGATGCCGCGGTCGTGCTTGGCAACACGCCGATGGGCGAGCGCACCCGGATTATCGAGGCGTTCCGCGCCGGCAAGATCAAGTACCTGTGCGCCTGCGAGGTGCTGCTTGTCGGCTTCGATGCCCCGCGCACCGACGGCATTGCATGCCTGCGCCCATCGCAATCGCCGCTGGTCTGGGTGCAGCTACTCGGTCGCGGCATGCGCATCCACCCGGGCAAGATCGACTGCCTCGTCGCCGACTTCTGCGGCAATGCCGAGCACTTCGGCCCCGTGGATGAACTCGAAGGGCGCCCGCCGCAAAACAAGAACGGTGACGCCCCGACTCGCATCTGTGATGGATGCTTCTCGATCATCCTTGCCGCCTTGCGCAAGTGCCCCCAGTGCGGCCACGAGTACCCGATCGTCGAGGGGGATGGTCGCCAGAACCTTGACCCCGAGACCGGCTTACTCATCAGCGGCGTGATCAAGAACGCCGACGGCACACGCTCGTACCCGGTCGAGCGTGTCGAGTACCGCGGGGAAACCACCCGGTCGGGAGACCGTGCGTTGGTCGCTGACTACTTCGCCCCCAATCGCCAGAGCCCCGTGGCTACCGAGTGGTATAATATGTGGCATGCCAAGAAGTCGGTGGCTCAACGGGACGGTGGCAAGTGGTTGCGCCGCCTTGCCGTGCCCGGCGGCATCCCGATGAACGTCAATGAGGCCCTGACCCGCGCCCGTATGGGTGCGCTGAAGACGCCGAAGACCGTGACCGTCGAACCGGGGTCAGTGTATCCAATCCGATTTAGCACTTGACACGCAGCTTAGTCTGTGGTATAGTGAGCGTTCTGTTTCAGTCAATCCGATAACTCAGCCAACAGGAAAACCCGTCATGGCCCTTTCCCGCATCAAACAGATCAAGCGCATCCTCAAGGAAGCCGATGTCCGTGACCCCCGTGGCGCACTGGTGGCCATCGAGCAAGTCGTGGCGGCCAAGCCGGCGCGCACCGAACCCAAGCCGGTCATCAAGCTCGAGGTCATCGACCGCGGCGATCGTGGCGAACTGCGCATCAAGAGCCACAAGCAGATCGAGCCCAAGCATATCGGCTTCGCCATCGACGGACTGCGCGACTTGGCCATCAAGAAGGCCCGGGAATGCAACGAGTGCAAGGGCAAGCCGCCGGTCAAGGAACTGCTCGAACACCTGTTCGCCCAGTTCGAAGCCGACCTGCAGAAGAAAGGCAGCAACTGATGAGCGAGGTCATCGTCACCAACGACAACGCCGTCGAGCAGGCGCCGCAGAAGCGCGAGTTCTACATCTATGGCGACGACGCCGGCATCAACGAGATTCGCTTTGCCAACGACGTGCCGTTCGTGCTGAACAACTTCATGGCCGTCGGCGACTTCATCCGTCGCAATCTGCGCGACAGTGATGGTAAGCTGCCGACACTGCCGGCTTTCCTGCGCGATCTGGCAGACATGGCAGAGGCCACCAATTCCGGCA